TTCCAGGTAAGGATCTCTTCTTCTGTAACCTTAGAGCCATCTGCCATCTCATAAATGGATTTGCTAACTGCATCGGTTTGCTCTGGTTCATCAGCAGGAGATTCCTTGTCGGGAATATTAGTTGATTCGGTTTGTTGGGCTGTTTCTGTAGACTCTGTGGTCTCAGCCGGTTCTGTATCATTACCAGGTTGTGATTGCTCCCCGAGGAGTTCGCCCGGTATTGAAATGTTGTCATAACTATCAGTGGAAGGAGTCATTTCTCCTACCAATGGATCGCCATTAAAATTTCCTACGCTAAGTTGTTCTGATTCTGGTTGTACATTTAAGTTTGTAGTCCCAGTTATGTTTATGTCAGTCATATTTAGTTTCCTTTCAGTTGGTCTTTCGACACTGGGTTAGTTGCAAAAAACATTAATAATACTGTTCGCTTACCACTGTGCTTTTCTACTTTGTGCATTGAAGGATTATCATCTTTTCCTGCTGAGTACATCACACCATTTAAATAGTGGTCCTTAATTTGAAATTCTTTTCCTGCTTGTTTAAAACTTAATTCTCCCCCAGTAAACTGATCATGAGGAGTTAATAATGCTGTGGTCCCAATTCTGCACCAGGGCATATGGTTATCTACTAATTCGCCACCGGAATCCTTGCAACCATCATAGTGCCACTTGTGTCCTTTTGGTCTGTTTTCAACTCGCCAATAGCTTGGACCCTCTAAAATAAAAGTTCGGTCCTTAATCTTAGATTGATAGGTATTCGCTACTTTTTGCACAATTTTATTAGAAAATGAATTTATTGACTGATTCTTTGGTGTCATATCCATGAGATCTTGTGCTTCGGCAGAGGTAAGTATATCTGGAATCACCTGGATCACTTAATATTTTTTACTCTTCTTTGTTTTTTTTAATGCTTTCATATAAGCCTTTTTACCTTCTGTTGAATAAGAGTATTTCTTCCCTTTTAATTTTGGCATACTAATTCCTTTAAATTTTGGAGGACAAGAAAATTGCTTTCAACTTGCCTCAGTTTAGACCCCAGAATCTGGTTCATCCTGCCCTCCTATTAATCCTACTACTGTGTTAATTCTTTCCTGGATTTCGCTTGGTAATTGTAAATAATCCGGTGACTCAACAAGCCCAGGGTTCGCTATGATCATTTGTGCCAATGCCTCTTCACCTGGTCCCCCAGGTCCTTCTTGCATGACTTGATCTATTAACATCTTTAGCTGTTCTTGAATTTGTTCAGCTTGTTGAACTTGTTGCTGTGGTGGGACCATTTGATTTCTAACATACCAATTTTGAATAACATCTTGCTTATCGCTGATGTTTAATGCACCAACCACTTGCTCAATACCATAGATTCCTACTTGAAATAGTTCCATCGCTCTTTCTTCATTGGCTACTCTGCCTTGAGCATACCTGGATCCATTGGTAACATCTACATCAAACTCACTGTCCATAAGTTTTTTAGCTGTTCCGGGATCAAATTGTGGAGTGCCTTCCATATTACCATCGGCATCATATACAGCCATTGGGTTGAACTCAACAAATTGAAATTGACCTTCAGCATCTCTTTCTCTTATAGATCGAATTTCTTCATCGAAAGTGAGGATCATTTGAACCATATATTCGCCAATTTCTTTGGTAAATCTGGATATGTCTCCACCTATTTTAAATCTTTGCCTGGTTTGACTCGCTTCTTGTAAGGCTGTTATTGCTTTACCCGAGACTATTCCAGAAGGTCTCCTTCCTTGAGTTACCTCATTTACACCGGTAATATTTTCCATAAACTGTCCAACTTGAGCAATATAATTCTGTATGTACCCTGGTATTGGAGGAGGTGCTTCAAAAGTAACATCTGAAGGATCCACTACTGTAATTTCTTCACCAGGAGCACCGGTAATTGGTCTGGTCATTTGACCTTTCGCTCTTTGTGTGACCTTGCGAACTGGAAAACCCATTCTTCTTATGTTTTCATTGATAGCTGAAAAGGTTTCATTTATCGATTTAGTCTGAGTTCTTACTAGTTCAGTCTCGCCAATTCCCCAAAAATTGTGAGGAGATTTGTAATTAGAAACCATAAACACTGGCATCCGATAGAGCTCTAGTGGTTCATCTACTATGAGCTTATCACCCACTACTACAGTATGCCTTCCATTTGGATATTTTTCTTTATCGGCTTCATTAGAATAACATTCAATAACTAATGCCATGTCATAGTCTGACTCAGCACTAGCATTTTCAAACCCACCATGATCATTATTTTTTTGATACGCTCTGTAATCATCTAGTTTTCCATCAGCACTTACCTTGACTCCAAACTCTCGATAAATCCTGGTAGTCTCCATTGGTACTGCAAACATAAAGTATTCACCGGCTTCCAGGTTAAGATCGGTTGCATAAGGATGAGGTACTGCTGTAAAAGGATCTATTACTTGTATATCAAATCCTTTAAATGCTCCCTCTTCGCTAATCTTAGGTAAGATCTGCAAAAACCCATTGGAATAAATTAAGCTATCCTTAACTGCCTGGAGGATCTGACCATATAAATCACAATCTTCTACAATCTGCTGAAATCTTTTCTGCATCATCTCAGCAAACCAAATATCATTCTTTTCTCTAGGCATAATATCCACAGTAGGTTGAAAGTCACTGATAATCGGTAAAATAGTTTCTACCACTGCCAATGGAAAATTAAAAACCATTCTTGATTGACCTTCGGTTCCCTTACTTGGGTTCGCCCAATGTCTACCATAGTACAGCCTTTCATTCTTTCTCCATCTATCTGATTGAGATTCTCTGGCTTTCTTAGAGCGATCTAACCAGTTGCGAACTTGTGGTATTCTTTCACTTGCTTCGGCTACCTGGTCTAATGCAGACTCCTGGTCCAGTGCCGGATAATAATCCATTCCTGCCATTATTTTCCTACCTTTTGCATAGCTATTTCATGAGATTTTTTAAATGATAATCCATTGTTCATCGCATTTACCATCATAGCAATATGCTCTTTTGTATGGTGTACAGAATGTTCAATCATCGCATCTCTTTGATTTGCTGTTAGTCCTTTAAGTTCTACACCCTTTATATTTTTTGTTTGAGAAACCTTTAATGCTTTAGCGTAACTCTTTTTCATTATAAACTAT